GGTGAATGATGCTGCAGTAGCGCAGACGCGGCGGCAGAATCCGGATAAGATCGAGCGATGTTAAAGAATGTGGTTATATTCAATGCGGTGGCACGGCAATAGCAGATGAAGTCACTGATTCAGGTTATGCTCTAAAAGCCGTGACCCAACTGTTCGCGCAGACGCGTTTATACTGGACAAAACATCCTGGATGTTCGGAGGAGTGAAGTCCTTCTTTCCATTTGTCTTGAACTTAATGGTTTTTAGTTGAATCGTACGTGTGATGGTCGGCTTTGCCATTCCATAGCTCCAAGTGTCAGTGTGTATCTACTCACAAGTCTACATGATACTCTGAAATGCGACACTTAGTGTTTAATCTCCCCCACAATCGTTTAACCCTTCCTTATCCCGGCATCCGTACCCCTTCGGGTAAAAACGCCTCAGAACGGCTCTCAGGCGGTCAGAGGTTGCTGAGGATTTCAGTCTCCAGAATGTCCAGGATGTCGGCTTCGTCGTCAGCATTGAGGCCCAGAAAGGGCCGGGCCGGGATATCGCCCCAGGGGATTGGCCGGCCGCGTTTGTTCTTGCCGATGGCCCCCTTCTCTGCCCCGAAGAACATCACCGGGGCGTAGACCTTGTTGCTGCCCACTTGGGCGAAGTCTTTGCCGTAGTCGGATTCGATGGAGGCTGCCAACTGTCCTTTCACCTGCAGGATCGATCCCGGCCAGTGTCCGGCTTTCTCTCGGCGGGCCTTGGTCACGTCTGAAAGACCTGCCCAGGGTTCGCCTGTTGCCGGGTCGGCCTCTTCATCAAAGGCGCGCTCGGCGGCGCTTTCCATCTGGGCAGCGATCAGCGCCATCGGCGCGCTCAGATCATCCAGCCGGTTCAGCAAGCCATCGAGCACATCCAGTACCTGCGGGTGGTTATGACTGAGGTCGAGGGTGGTGGCCATGGGGATCTCCTGTTTCTATAATGAGTGTGGGCGCTCTGTACGCATAATGGTAATGCGGTCGCTCCGGCCTAGCACCGGTAGGATTGATGCAGGTTCGATTCCTGTCAGGGCGCCCCAACCCTCTCCTGCAGCACTTCGTATACACCCTGATTTTGCAGCGCTTCTTTTGGCACCTTGAATGCGTTGATCACCACGTCCAGTGGCTGCGGCTGTTTCTTCAGCTTGTAATCCAGGCGCATCACGACCTTGATCTTGCGGTCATCCTCCGCCGGGTACACCAGTATCAGCACCTGATTATCCGCTTCCCAGAGCACTGCCTCGGGTTCGTTGATCATCTGCGGCAGTCGCTTGAACTCGTCAGGCGTCAGTACGATATCGTCACGGCGGTGCTTCTCGCTGTCGGCGTGGACCAGCTGCTTTTCACCCACCACCATCAGGCGGCTGGGCTCACTGCCCAGCCGTGCGGCAACAGCTGCCGATACCGCTTCAGGCATAAAGCCGACAGCCTGCACAGAATGACCGGGGCGACGATCCTGCAGCACGGCTTCGGCCCAGCCGGCAAACTGCTGGTGTCGCAGGGGGCTGTTATTCAAGGTTTGGATCAGTTGGCTGCGCAGCTCGATGCTGTGTGCCTCACCCAATTTGCGGGCGATCGCCACGTCTGATCCGTAGGCAGCGGTACCGGGGTTGTAGGCCCAGCCCACGTCTGGTGACATGGTGCGCCCATCCGGCAGCTTGGCCCGCATGTGCGGCACGCGGTACACCTCGCCGGTGCGCTCATCAAACCCGGCATCGGTTTCAAAGGTCTCGATATAGCCATCGCCCTGCTCAACCTGCAGCCCCATCCGCTCCACCTGGCGGGCGGTCAGCATGCGAATACGGCAGCGACAACCCCAGCCATTCGGCGGATAAAGGTATTGCCAGATGGGATCATCCCAGCGGAACACGCGGCCGTTCAGTGCGGCATGGCTGGGCCGTGTGCGGCCATCCATCACGGCCACGTACATCCAATAGGGGTGGGTGCGACTGGACGCCAACTGACGGCGGTGGCGGCCCGCCATGTAGGCGGTCTGCAGGTTCTGGCGATAGATCAATTTGAGCCGGTGTGGACTGCCCAGCTGAACGTTACGGGCAGTACCCTGCCCATCCACCCAAGTCTGTTTACCCCACCAGCCCAAGGCCTTGAGCCGTGGTGTTAAACGCTCGATAAACTGGCGCTCGGTGATGCCTTCGGCTAACGCCTTATCCACTTCGTCGCGGATGCTTTCCAGCACATCCATACGCATCGCCTTGGCCACGGTGAAGGCCTTGGCGTGGGCACCGGCCCACACCTCTTGCCAGCGATCGGAGATCTCATATCCCTTGGAGCGAAAGTAGCTGACGGCGTCCTTGGGCGTCATGCCAAAGGCAGCATTGAGATCCACGTCAGCCATTGATCATGCCCCAGAGTTCGCCCACGAACAGCACCTGGGCCAAGCGCTGCTGCAACTGGTCGTCTTCCAGATCCGGCCACAGCTGATCCAGGGTATCGCGCAAGGCGTCCGGCCCCTGCTCGGCTTGTGCCATGATGGGCTTCAGGATGCCCAGCATCTGTTCGTCCAGATCACCGGCCGCCAGTTTGTCCAGGGCGTCTTCAATGGCCTGCTGATCCGGGAAGGCCTTGAAGCTGTTGTCCTGCTCACCTGGCAAGGCCAACGCGGCTACAGGCATCACTGGCTGTCGGGTAGCACCGACTGGGGCCGGTGCAGTCTTGGGACGCAACACCTCTTCATCTTTGCCCGCCTTGGGGATGCCGCTCTTTTCGTGGAACCACCAGGCGGGGATTCGGGCCCCCATATCCACGAAGGTGGGTAAAGTCTCCGACAGGTACTTCAGGTCTTCTGTCTCACCGGTATCCAAATAGAACCGGGGCGCACGTTGCACCTTCTCGATACCGAAGTTCATGGCGGCCATCGGCCAGAGGATGTCGCGGCGAATAGTGCTGGCGTACTGACGCGCATCCGAGCGGATCAGGCTGAGCTGGCCGCGCTCATGTACGTTACCCAAGGCGTTGGTGTTGGTGCCCTCGCCGGTACCGCTGGTGAGGGTGCCCCCCAGGATCGCCTTGGCCTTGGCACGCTCACACCAGTCCATCATGATTTTGTAGATATCGGCACTGGCGCCCTTGCCCGCAGCCTCCATGAATTCGATGCTCATGCCATCGGGAATAATGCCGGCCGCATCCTTGCCCATGCTGACCACGGCACGCAGCAGCGTGGCTTTCTCTTTGGGAGAGGCATTCTTAGGGAACTTACCCACCCGCGCCGGCAGTCCGTAGATTTCCAGCAGCTGGGCCAGATCACCCAAGGCATAGTTCTGGAACAGGTAGGGCCAAACCAGCATGCGGTGCAGGCCCATGCGGGCCACATAACCACCCTTGGCACGGTGGCGGTGTTGCACCCAGCCCAGTGGCCACAGCTCGGCACCTGTCGCACTGTGATCGCGTAGGGTGAGCTGGTTTTGGTCATCCGGGTGCAAGCGGAACCAACTGTGCGGGCACAATTCGGGCTGCTCGATGTAGCGCAGAGACCCATCACGGGACCAGGGCAATGACAGGTTGCTCCAGCCGTGGCCGATGCCTTCGCCCAAATCAAGGATCAGGTCTTCCACTTCCAGCCCACTGAACACCTCAATGGCATGGTCTGTCGCCTTGCGCTCTTCTGCGGTCGCGTTGTCTGGCGGGACAATCTGCCATTCACGCTCAGCCGCCAGCTGACGACGCTTGCCCAAGTCGGCACCGATCTGGGCGTCTTTCTCTTCCATGTCATCGAACAGCTCGTGCTGGGCCTTGATGTCACCTTGCTCAGCCGCTTCGAGGATCTCGTACAACTTGGCGGGGGTCAGCCCCTTGCTGGGGTGGTCGGCAAATTCGCGCTTTAATTGGCCAATGGCACCACGGCCTGCGCCGTCATCATCGGTCTGCTGTTCGTCCAGGGCCTGGGTGTCGGCGCCGAACAGGCGGCGCACCAGAGTGCGGACATTTACCATGCACCACCTCCAAAGTCAGTTGAGTAGTCGTCGTCATCGTCAGTAAAGGTTCCACGCTTCGGAACCGGTATGAATTCGCTATGCCAATCGCCTACATGGTTCAGCGCGGCAAAGTTCATCAATGCTCCGGCGATCGCTCCGTCACCATGTCGAATGAGCTCTGCATCCTTGAGATCTTTTCGCTCAATTTTTGGCACCATCGGGATACCATCGACAAACTCGACAGCGCGGTGATCGTCCTCCAGGGAAACGTCCCGTGGCAGGGTGATAAAGCCATCTTCAAACAGTGAGATGTACTTACCCATCCACTCTCCGTACCAGGGACGGGACAGCGTGATTTCATGAACCGGACCACCACTGTACTGGTCGGTGTCGGGGTTCAATTCGGCGCGACCATAACGGTCGCCCGTGTACTCCATCAGCGTTTGACCCGGACCACTGGCGTCACCGGCGAAGGTCCAGTTCTTGAGACCATCAAGCAACGCCCAGAGGATCTGTTCCTGTTGACGGGTCGGTGCGTTTGCCATTTCGATCAGGAATGGCACCTCGCGCCTCAATTCCTGGTCAACATGTGCAGGCGTGATGACAGAGAAATGGCGATGACGGGCAAAGTCCATACCGATGGCCCAACGCTTGTTAAAGCGCGCTGACACATCCTCAATCAGCGGCAGCAGGTTCTTGGCAATCCAAGTGGCACACCAGACTTCTCGCTCATGCTCAGAGCGGCGTGGGAAGTCGTCATCAAACACGATACGCAAGACGGGCCGGATCTCAGGCATCGCACGTTCAATCCATACGGATGGGATCGCCGAACCGTCACCGTCTCGGGGAATAACATCCAGCTCTTCGAGCATGGCCGCTTTGCGGGGGCCATAGGCTGAGCGGATTGCTTCGTACCAGGTACGCTTCCCTTCCAGTGTTGCGTCACGCCCATTCATGAAACAAACACGCTCGTACAGCCCGTTGGCCACGGCATCATCGAAAGTGATACGTATCACGTTGGCACGCTTACCATAGCGCCCCGCCTGAACATCGGTTACAAGCTGATTAAACGCGTTCTTCTTGCCGCGGTGGGTAGACCATACCCGGATTCGGCCACCCCAAATCAGTAGGGCAGTGGCTGATTCCAGCACATGGGAAACATTCTTATGCAGCGCGGCTTCATCAATATTCACGTACCCCTGCAGGCCGTGGATATTCTCTGGCCGGGACGACAAGGCGGTGATGCGAAAGCCACTGGCAAACCGAACTCGGAAGGCTTGTATATTGCGGCTAGTCCCATCTTCCAGCTGATCAACAAAAATGTGCTGTTCGATTCTGGTTGCCTGACCATGTGCCACGATCTGCGCGAATTTGCCGCAGTAGCCTATGAACTCCAGCCCTTTCTCGCGGGTATCCGCCATATACCAGATATCGGCACCACCGGCTTCTTTGGCAGATGCAGCCGTAATGGTGTCAGTCAACGCCTGAGCGAATGTAATACCGGTACGTCGCCCCTTCTCACAGACGGCGATATCAAGATCCTGCTGCATCCGTATCCAACGGCTTTGATGCAACATCAGCACACCATCGGCGAGCGGGTTGAAATTGGCCGGTATCTGGCGTGCCCTTTCGGGCAGTTCGTCCCATTCGACGACACGCTCGGTATCGGGCAGAGGTGCAGGCATCGCCATCGTCACATCCCCATCAGCACTTTTTCGCGCCAGAATTTGGCATCATCGGCAGACAAGCCTCGCTCCTGGGCCGCTGAGTCAACCCGCTCGGCCGCGTCACGCAACGCCTTTTCACGGGCGCGGCTTTCAATTTCTCGCTCTCGCTTCTCATTCACGCTGGAGGCCTCCTCCAGGTGCTTGATCGCCAGGGAAAGTTCCTTCAGCAGCTTGGGCGGTATCGGGTCTTCGCCCTCGCTCATGTGCAGAGCGGTTTCAAATGCCATGGTGCGGGTGAATTCGTTGAGCAGCTTACCCACCTGCCCCTGGGGCTGGTTGCCCAGTTTGCCGATCCACATGTCGGCGATCTGGCGCGACTGGCGCATCTTCTCGCCGATGGCGTCCATGCGCTGGCTATAGCGGTTGACTGCGCTTTTGCTAAGGCGGATCTCGTGCGCTTCCGCTTCCAGCAGTGCGTTAACCTTCTGGGTGGCTTCCAGCTGGTTAACGGTCGGATCACGCAGCAGCTCATGCAGGGCGTCGCGGATCTCGGCGGGTAGCAGGTCGATTGAGGATTTACGGGCCATATCAGGCTCCCGGCCCCGGTCGTTTCACACCGGGCACCTGGGCGCGGCCATTGGCCACATCCAGCCCGCGTTGGGACAGAGTCACCACCAGCACGGAGTTCATTTCATCTACCTTCACCAGATCCTGTTCGGCGAGCCACACAAGGTCGGTATGCAGGCGGTCGCGGCTGACGGTGTGGCCGTACAGCTCGATGCCGCGCTGAAGGATGGAGGAGTTGGCGCGGTAGTCGGAGTCCTCGGCCAGCAGGCGCAGGATCACCAAGCGGCGGTCTTCCTGTTCAAATTGTGCGAATGCCATCTCAGGCCCCCTTGTTGTTCATGAGGTAATCGTGAACCCGGTCCACGGTGTTGGTGACGCGGTCCAGCTTGCTGTCCAGCCCGGCGAACTGGCTGCGCAGCTGGGCGATATCGTCGTGGGTCGGGCTGTGGCGCAGGTGTTCTTCTGCTGTGATCAAGCGGCGCTCCAGCATCTCCTGACGGTCGGCCATCTGCTTGATCAGGTTGCGGTTGTCGCTGCGGCCGCGGTCGATCCAGACGAAGATCATCACGCCGATGGTGAAGACCCACTGGGCCACATCGAGCCAGAACTTGAGGGCGTTGTAATTCGGGTCATCCATGACGGTGCTCCTGTTCATATTGGTTCTGGCAGTGGATACAGCGTGCAGCGTTGGGCTTGGCTTTCAGCCGGGCGGGCTGTACCGGCTCGTCGCAGTCGATGCAGATCACCACTCCCGCCACCACCAGCTGGTCCGGCTCGGGTTGAAGACTAGCCCGGTAACGGGCTTCGGCCTCCTGTTGGTTTTGCAGCTCACGCGCCTGGGCGCGGTCGTAGATATCAGTCATGTCGCGTTCCTTGTGTCGCCTGCAGGTAATCAATCAGGCTGCTGAGCTGAGCTTCTATGGCCTGACAGCGGGCGCCGTATCCGGTGATGTGGTGGAGTATGTCGGGCTGTCGGACTGGGCTGAGCCCAAGGGGGTCAGCAGTGGCGGTGGTGCCGGTTTTTCCATCAGCTCCGGTGGCAGGATCAGATCGGGGCACTTGCACGGTTGGGGTGATGGCGGCGTTGTACAACCCGACAAAGCCATGAGTGAAGCGGCAATCAGGCAGAGGCTGCGTAGGCGCTTGGGGCTGTTCACGGTAGTGTGAGGTAACACGGTCAATCTCCTGCTCAAGTTCAGAGGCACGCTGGGTGATGCTGGCCTTCTCGGCCCGCAGGCTGCGCACGGCGTCATGTGCTTCGGCCAGCTGGAGTTCGTATTCGGTGCGCAGCTTCTGTTCCTGATCAGCCAGCAGCTCGGCAGCAGCTTGGTTGCAGACCGCCTCTTCCCATGTCTGGCCGCGCTGCCAGCCAGACCAGTAACCAACACCCGCCGAAACCACGGCTGCCGTCAGGTACCAGGCAGCCGCTGTAGGCAAGTTAAAGTTCACGGCACACCTCCTCACCCCAGCCGGCAGCAGCGTAACGTGGGGCCAGCTCCAGCAGGATGCGTTGAGGGTAATGGCGGTTCTCGCGGAAGTTGGCGGCAGAGCGGCCGGCATTGAAGCGCTCGGTATGTCCCCACCAGAGCCAACGGCTGTGGCCGTTCTCTGCCGCCAGTGTCTTGTCGCGCAGTACCCAGCCCAGGCCGCCGTTATAGGCGGCCAGTGTCATGGCCCAGCGGTCGCAGTCGGTATGGGCGCTCAGGCGGCTGTACAGCCAATAGTCATAACGCGCCATGGCGCGGAAGGCCCAACGCGGGTTAAACGGCTGCGGGTTGCTCAGGCTGCGATCGATATCCGGCATCCATTCAGCGGTGGCGGGCATGAACTGCGCCAGCCCCTGCGCCCCAACCGGGCTGATGGCGCGGGGGTTCCAGTAGCTTTCCTGATGTACCTGAGCGGCCATGACCGCCAGGGGTGCATCCAGTCCCCACACCTGACGCGCCTGCCGGGTGAGTTCCTGGCGGTATTGGCTGGCTGCGTGGGGGAGTTCTGCTGCGCTCGCGCCTTGCGGCAGGCCGATCATCAACCCCACCAGAACGCCCAGCAACAGGTTGGCTCCCGCCACAAACGCCCCCCACTGCAACATCCCGCGAAAGGTCATCTCATGCCCCCAGCGAGATCGCAATGATCACGGCGGCCATGATGATGGCGCGGCGGATCGTGGCGACTGAGGCATTAGCGGAACAGTCATCGGCTGTGACTCGGTCACCCTCATGCCGGGCTAGATCTGACTCCTGCAGCAACTCATGGGGCCGCAGGTAATGGAACACCGCCCGATCAATCCAATACCCCAGCACGGCGGCCAATGTGACCAGCGACAGCTTGTAGAGGGTGACGCTCAGCAGGTGCGGTGCCAGCAAGGCGATCGCAGCTGTGAGGATCAGGGTGATGACGGCAAACGAGGTAAGGCGCGGTGCGCGAAGTGTGGACATAAAAAATCCCCGGATTCTGTGGCTTGGGTGTTGTGCCTACAGAATGCCGGGGATCTGAATATGGGTGGTTTAACGTACGTTGTGCAATTAATGGCGCTTGTGCGGGGCTATTTGAACTCCTCTACAGTTCCATCGGTATAAAGTACCTTCCGCAGTTCAAACTTCAGCTTGATATTTCCATATTCAGCTGCTCTCAGTCGCTTATGAGAGTCTCTGAATTGATTGTATTCGATTTGTCCCGGCCACTCCATTTGCTCAAGCCCGCCGATCGGGTCATTTATGGCCACCGTCGCTGATAAAAGCTCGTTGTCAAGAAGGTCCATGAACTGTGCAACCCCCTCAAAAGCACGAATATCACGCTCTTTTGTATTTTTAAAATTCAGCGTGAAATTAATGAAGTCGTCGTATTGTCGTGCAGATGGGTTGCTTGGCTCAAAGCCTTTGCTTATCAAACTTGCCGTGATTGGACCAGGTTTGGTTATGAAAGGGTTGTCAAAAGAAGGGGGCTTAGCCTTCGCTTCAGGCTCTGTTGAAGCTGAGCCAATACCTGTGTTCAGGGCTGAAGAGAAACCGCTGAAAGCTGAGCCAATAGCACTTCTAACTTCGTATTTGAGGTGCTCACGGCCCGCGAAGTACCCAACAACCAAACAGGCAACTGCAATAAAAATAACTTTTTTCTTAGGTACCACATCACCGGTGGCAACCTTTGAATCATGCTGAAATGTTGGCTCTATGGTTGAGGCCTCTTCTTCATTTTTGCTTTGGGCTGTAGCCTCAACTATTGGTTCGACTTTCGCGTAAGCAACCCCGCACTGGGGACACTGCCATTCCGGAACAGTGTCAGATTCGACGCGGATATAATGGCACTTTGGGCACTCTTTCCCTACAACCCCATAGGTATCTTTCTGCTGATTGTTATCCATCGCACAAACTCCATTTACTGCTCAGTTGATAGCATCAACGATGCCATTTTCGAAGTAAACATACTGCGCGTCATACGCGCCCCGTCGATAGACCCATTGCTCATGAACGCCTGTTTCGTAAACTGAGCGATTGACCTTGTTGGGTCTTCCCCATGATTTTATGACGTGATCAGCTGTCATTCCTATGCGGACTTGCTTTCTACGTATAGCTTCTTCAATAGCTTCACGTTTTTCGCGCTTAGCACGCGCCTGCTCAGACCTGAGTTGCATTCTTGCATCCCGAGCCCTACTTCTTTCTCGAAGTTTCTCAATATAGTCGGATTGCGAGGTAGAGACTGCGCTATGTGATGGCTGATCTGACGGTGGTGGTACATGAAGTTCGACCGGTTTATCTCCGGCAGTACAAGGCGTGCTTTGGTAGATTTTTCGTCCACCTTCTTCACAAGTGTACACACGGGCTTCTGTACTGACTGAAATAGTCAGCAAAGTTACAGCAGATAAGATTTTAAGCATCTGAACGCTCCCTATGTTCTATCTCACCCGACTACTCCCTGGGCAATCGTTACTGGTAGCTATCCTAGCAAAAAATGTCGCCATGTGGCTGCTCATCAGTACCAAGGCACCACCCTTGGCAGACCGGCAGGGCCGGTTTCGCGTGAATCAGAATAACGACGGCTGCACCCGACGCATATGGATAGCCCGCTGTTCGTTGATGATGCGGTACACATGCTGGACGCTGATTTTGTACTTGGCGGCCAGGTCATCGGGCACGATGCCGTGGTCGTGCCAGTCGCGCCACAGCTCCACATCGCGGATCGCCTGTTTCAGGCGGTCGCCTTTGGGGATGTAGACGTGGCGGCCGCCACAGTACATGGCCTGCTCGGCCAGCAGGGTATGGGCGATCCGGCGCGCCTGGTCTTCGTCCATGCCCATGCGACGCAAGGCAGCGTTGAAGATGTCGATCAGCGCGGCTAGATCCTTGGGCCACTTGCGCTTGGTCTCTTCAGGGATGTCGTCCAGGTGCTCCAGCAGGTCGTCGCTGAAGCTGGCTTCACCCAGTAGATCCTGCTGTTCTTCAGTTGCCACGGGCTTGCTCCTTGAGCGCTCGCTTACGCCACTGTTTGAGGTCTTCGAGTACTTGGCCGGCCAGACGCCAGTCACGTTCCAGCCAGTCCAGAGAGTCGACGCCCACGCCACCATTGCGCTTGGCGCTGGCCCGTTTGGCCCAGTGGGTCAGTGCCAGCTCGGAGCCGTCGCGGACGATGCCTTTCTGGTGCATTTCGATCCAGACGGCGCGCATTACGTCGATGATTTTGCCTTGGGCTTTGGGGCTGTAGTAACCGCGACGGCTGGACGCATCACCTGCAGTACGGCCACGGTGCTTTTTGAATCCGGCGTTTTCCAGTATCTGGATGACCTGGTACAACTCAGCCAGGCTCATGTCGGCGCAGCTGCGCTTGCCAGTGCGGTTTTCAAGCATCTGACGGTAAAGGTCATCGTCCAGCCCCAGCTGCTTTTTGCCGATGTGGATCTGAGCCAGGGCGGCTTTGCGGTTGTCGTGTTTGGGTGCTGTCATTGTTGGCCTCTGTCAGTGTTGGCGTAACCTGTCACGCTGATCAGTTTTTTAAACTGTGACGGGTCACGTTGCGCCAGTTCGTCAGCGCCATGGATCAGTAGGGTCAGCACCTCGGCGTGCTCCTCAAACTGTCCCAGCTGGGCTATACGATCCAGTGCCTCAGCGGTACCACGGTAGATTTCAAACCGGAACTCTTTAGCGCCTACGGTCTTTTTGTGTTCACGTTCACGCTGGCGTTGATTGCGCTTACGCTCGCGGGCCAGACGGCGCTGGCGATCCTGTTTATCTTCTGTGGTCATCTCTTTCCTCGGCTGCTCATCAGTACCCAGCCACCACGCTGGATAGACCTGCCCGTGTCAGCGGACAGGTTTCGCTTATTCTTCGGCTGGTAACTCCGGGTTAAGTACCAGTTTCAACGGTTTTAACGATTTAAATTTCACAATTTTGCTGGCCGGGAATGTCATCGGCTCGCCGGTCATCGGGTTGCGGCCTTCACGGGCTGCGCGATCGCTCACGCTGAACTTGCCCACGCCGTGGAAAATGAACTCGCCATTCTCGGCCAAGCTCTTGCGGCACACCTGTGCAAAAGCATCCAGAAAGGCGTTTACATCGGCTTTGCTGACTGCACGGTCGTATTCGATTTTCATAGCCTGGGTCATTGCGTCTACCTGGTCAGATTTGCGCATTAGGTTTCTCCTTGTTGGCTGCTCATCAGTACCGGACAACCACGCCCGGCATACGCCCTGACGGGCGTTTCGCTTAATGCTGCTGCCATCACTGCATTCAC